GCCTTAGCAAAATAGTCAGTTGTAGCAGTATCAAGTGCTTCTATGACCGCAGTTCCACCAGGAGCGCGATTAACAAGTAAAGCTTGCTTACTAGAAGCAGTTTCTTTGTAAACAAGTTCGTTATTTAACGCTAAATCAAACGACTCAATTCTTTGAGAAGCTACACCGTGGAATGTTGCTGTAGTGACATTAGTGTCATTAACTTCAAGACCTGCCGCCTGATTAGCAAGAGTCCAAGTTCCTGACATAGCAGTTGAATCAGGAGCATTGTAAATTCCAATAAATTGGAAATCGGCAGATGCGATTTGACCTGCTACCAAATTGAAAGTAACTGTTCCTCTTGCACCCGTAATTTTGTGCCTTGTCTCATCGTAGAAGCAATAGATTGTGCAACTACTAAAAGAAGCAGAAACAGGAGCATAAGTAACAGAAGTTGAACTAGCAACTGTCTCGCTTAGACCGCAACTTTTAAGAAGAGGCCCATAAGCAGGGGCCGTTCCTGCTGCGCCTGATCCAGATAATTCTGTAGAGAAACTTACGCTAACTCTTTTGTTGGCTAGGACTGTTCCTCTTGTGCTATTACCTAAAAAGCCTTGCATCGCATCTGCTTGAATCGTATCGGATTCAATAGGTGTGATGTCAACGCTAGTCACCTGAATAGCATTAGATCCCCCGACAGGACTGGGGTCTGTTCCTTCAGTGCTTTCGATCTTAGCTATTAGCCAAGTCTTCCTCGTTAGTAGTGGCATCGTCTTCTGGGGTGGCGTTTTCTGGGATTAGTGTACTCTTCCCAGTTTTAGGGTCGAACAAATATGTTCCACCTGCACCAGGATTGGGGATTTCTTTTTCGATTTTAGCCATGATCTCACGGAGAAGTTAAATTAGTTCTACTTGTACGATACCTAATCAAGAAATCTTGACTAATTATCCCTAAAGGAATATCAGCCTCAACTAAAGAAAAGTCTGTACGATCTGGGGTTAAATCAAGCGCATAACTATTGATTGTTTGATCTGCCATCAACTTCAAATGTACTGCTTGTGTATAAGTATCTGATACATCATCAGGTAATGCTGCACGAACAATCGTGCTAATCCTTACACGCATTGTCCAATCTAATTTGTCGTAAAAGTTAGTATCTGTAGGCTGATCTGAAACAGGTTCAATAATAATTGCTGGTGCTTCTCCACGAGCTAGAGGTTCAACACGACTTCTGTAAACAGTTGCACCAGAAATCGCATCTAAATTAGTTTTAAGACGGGCAAGGATTAATTCTCTTCGTGTATCAGCCATTAAACCTTACTTAAAAGAAGAGCAGAAAAAGTTGCATCATCAAGAGCAATATTTTCACGAACTGTATATTTGATTGAATTGACTGTTATAGAAGTTCCTCTGGAAGCAGAAGAAACATCAGAAGTTTTAGCAACCAACTCATATTCCCTAGAAATTGCCATGCCTCCCGCAATGACATCATCAGGGGCTTGATCGAGAATCCCTTTAAAATAGGCTCCTGAACCGATTCGACATTTAACGCCAAAATCGCCAAGGAAAGCATCAGGATTCTCGACAAACGCCATTTAATTAGGCTCCGTACTTCTCAGACGCAAAAGCGTTGACTGAAACGTAGCCTGTGCCTGTTCCACCAGCAACAGTTACGACGCATTTGACGTAACGCTTAAGGTCGTTGGTGTTCAAAGTCATCTTCTGAGCAGTTGCAGTGTTCGCACTAGAAGTAGTGAAGCCACCGTCAGTTACATCAGCGTAAGTACCACCAGATGTATCGCACTCAGTCAATTTGACTGCATAAGTAATTCCAGAGCCACCAGCAGTAGCATCAAGAAAAACAATCATGTCGCCTTCGTAGGCTGTTAGGTCAAGAGCAGAACCAGTTGCGGTGCTGTTGCCTAACGCGTTGGGTCTTAATGCAACAAGTGTTGTCTTAGACCCCAGGTTGAGAATTGCCATTGGCTTTGGGTTTCCTTTTTGGAGTTGTTTTCTTCTTTACCGATGTCTTTTGGACATCAGGTTCAGACGTTATGACCACATTCTGAAGCAAAGGAGCCTCTTTTGCTTTATTCATCCCAATTAATAATCGGGCTGTACTTTCAGACGTTTCTACGAAATCGCCTACATTTACTTGGTTCAGGTCAACAATTGTTGCCCTAAGCATTTCAATACGCATAAGAGACTCCTAAGAAATCAGGAAAGCTTACAGATAGATTCTGGATGACGAACTGCAACGTCGTAGTCCTGCATAGCAACTACACGAACAGTACCAGCAGCAGATCCAGTGTAAGGATCAACCATGATGTCAAGACCAGACCAAAGACCAATCAAGATGTCGCTGAAGTTTGCAAATACAGCAGTGCTGTTAGGCATTGAGTTTGAAACGTAAGCAGAATATCCGTTGATACTGTTATCACCTTCGTAAATGAAGATGCCGTTTGTTCCACTGGCTTTCTCAGTAGTTTTGAGAGTTCCGCGAAGAGCAGAGTTCATCAAATAACCAAGATTTCCTTGAAGAGCGTTATCTGTGCTTAAAGCAGCCTCAGCATTAACGAAATCACTGAAAGCAGCAACACCAGCTTCAGTGTTGATTCCAGTTACATTCAAGATACCAAGTGGCTTGCTGTTAGTACCAGTACCATTGATTGCTTGATTCTCAATTTCAATAGCAATTGACTGAGCTAAATCTTGTCTTACAAGATTCTCAACATCAATACTTGATTGAAGTAAAAGACGACGAGAATAATCAGTTAGCGCACCGATTGTTCTAGGCTGAAGTGCAACCTGATCTACTGTTAATGCAGATTCAGTGATGTTGGAATTTTCAGCAACATGATATGTTGTTGCGCCACCAGACTGACGAGGAATAGCAACCATTCCTTGTAATCCAGTTAAGACATTTGCTCCAGCACCTTGTAAAACAAGAGACTTACGAAGCAAGTCAATAAATGAATCTGATAGCAAATCTGTTGCGACTAAATCACCACCAGCAGATGCAGTACCAACAACTAAGTCTCTTTTGCTGTAACCAAGAACATCAGCAGGGATCAATAGACCACGAGCTTCTTTACCTGATTTAGCCTGAGCAGCTTCACTAACTTCAAATTCAAAAGCAGCAGCTCTTTGTGCAGCAGCATCAGTTGGATGAGCTAAAGCTTTAAGCGCTCTTAAGAACGAGAACTGGCGAGTTTCCTTTTCTGTTAGACCGATTTCTGCGTCTTTAGCCTGAATGGGCTTTTCTTCAACACCCATCTTCTCTAAGAGAGCTGAGCGAAGTTCTTCTAAAGAACGAGAACTAGCAATGAAATCCTGAGCAAGCTCAACATTTTGTGTGCGCTGCCCTAGAGCAAGCATGTCAGCAACTTCCTTACGCTGTGCTTTTGAAGCCTCAGCGCGGATAGCAGCCTCATTTTCAAGATTAGGTTCCACTTTTGATTTTTCAGTAGGTTTACTTGTAACGGCTGAGGCCGTTTGATTACCCTCATTATTAGTGAGAGCGCGACCAATGCCAACATTTTTAAAATCTGCTGGCACTGTGACCAAGCTGATTTCAAAAGGTTGGAAGTCGGTAGCTCGATAAGTCACAGGAGTTGTGGACTTATCTGCTTCCATTTCATTGATCTTGTAGCCGAAGCTTACATTTCGAATAATATTATCCGAAATCAGCTCCTGCATCTCGCGTCCTAGCTCGTTATTAGCGAGTCGAACACGAGCAAAGCCACGTTTGCCTTTAATGTAGGCTCTTTCAACTACTCCAACTATTTTGTCAGCGTCATGCTGAAAAAGGAGTGGTGCGCCTGTATTTAATCTTGTCATATCCATCGCTCTCTCGCTTATTTCTAATACTTCATTCCCATACATTCGCTCAACTGGTTCTTCACTAGCGAAAGGAAACTCAATTACACGATCTTCTTCTTTTGATCTAATAAATTCGGTAACATGCGCTCTTTTGTGATTTTCCACAGTGAAATCACGCTCCTCTTCAACAGCCTTTTCTTTTACAATCTCTTCTACTACTTCAACTGATTGTTCAGCGATAGCAGCAGATCTTAAGGCTGCGAAGCCTTTAGGCTTAACGTCGTAAGCCTTCCGCTTTGCGGAATTTTTGCCTCGCATAGTTTTTTTTTACAAATAATAACTTAAATTCTAGTCTAATTCACTTCCTTGAGTTTCACTTTCCTGATTATTTGTCTGATTATTTTCTAAAGTTGATTGAATATTACCCTGATCTGAGACTTGAGATGGATCAGTATCTAACACAATTCCTAACTCTTTTGCTACTTCAATTTCTCTTTGACGCTGACGCATTTGCTCATCAAAGTCTCCACCATGTAAAGCAATGACTTGGGAAAGAGTCATTACACCACTACGAATTAAAGATTTATAAGCAGCAGCTTCCTTTTGAGGATCAACAAACTGAGCAGCAGGTGGGATCCATTTGCATTCCTCGTATCTTTCGGGATCACTATCGTAGCCAGGAAGATCTAAAACACCTGACATGACTGCCATTTCAAGCCATTTCTTGTAAACTTCCTGGCATAAAGTTTCAATTAAATATTGTTGAAGTGTTCTGTAATGCGCCCTTGTCTCTAACAGTTCAAGACGAGATGAACTGTAGTTTGACTGACTGAAATCAGAACTGACTTGCGTGTATGAACACCCTACACCTGCTGCCACTGCACGAAGCATCTGTTGGACAAAAGGTGTGAACGAATCATCAGGTCTGTTAGGTGAAAAGAATTGCAACTCTTCGCCAGGAGCCAATCGCCTGATAGAACCAGGAGAAAAATCAAGAACAGAATCTTGAGAATAAGTACCGTCTTCAAATAAATCTTGGTCTGGTGTTTTAACAAAACCCATCATGCTTGCAGTAGCACGAGCAGCGACAATTTCACTTTCCTCATATCCACTTAAATTACGCAAACGCATAATTGCAGAAGCAAAAGCACTAACGCCTCTGGTCTGTCCTGGTCTGTCAATTGAATAGAGATGAATAATATCATCAGCAGCAATCCTTACTCTTTTCTTTAACTCTTTAGGGGTTGAAGAAAACTGATAATCACCAGGATGATAATCCCAGAAATGATATGCAACTGGCCTCTCCCACTTGTTAATTTCAACTCCCATCTTTACTTGATTTCCATTCTTCAATATCACGTTGTATCCGTCATCTAATAAATCTGCTTCTATTACTTCTAGAGCTAAAGGTACTTTGCTATCACCAAAAGGTTGTTTAACAAGGCGAATAAAAACTTCACCAGATTCAAGCATTGAACTAATTGCTAATCCTTGAATATCACGCCAAGAAAGTTTTCCTCCTGCATGACAATTTTTAGCCTTAGTCCATTGCTTAAATTTATATTCAATTCTGTCATTTACCTCACTAGCAAAGCGATCACCACGCTTCATGCGTACTTGCGCTTGATTCTTGATTCCTGTTCCTACAACACCATTTTTAACTGCTCTTAATGCAGCCTTAGCGAAATCACTATCTCGAACAAGTTGCCTTGCAGAATTACGAACAGTTTTGATGCTTCCTTTAACTTCACTATCAGCAGAAGTAGAAGGTCGTACCCAATCAGACGTTAAACGATTGTTTTGAGCCGCAGCATAAGCACGTTTTAAGTTGTTATTACGCGTTTTAGCGTCAAATAACTGTTTTCTAAGCGAATTAACGCGACCAAACCCTAAAAAAGCCATTAAACAAACCTCACTTTTGCAAGACCAGGATTACCAAGACCCTGACGCATCTTTTCTTTGCGTCTTTCCATATTGATCTCATTTTCTAATTCTGCCTTCAATTGAAGCAGTTCACCCATTTTATATCGCTTTAAACTTCTACCTCCAATGGCATATTCCTGAACCATTCCACCTTCAGCCAATGTGCGAATAGCCGTTTCTACATGACCAAGATCAATTTCTGCACGAGTTCTATCGTCATAGGCCGTAACCGTTCCCGTATAGGAGGCAGTTTGCTTAACAGTGAAATGTCCTCTACCACCTGTGTAAGTTCCTTCTGTTCCATCTGTCTTTGTTGCAACAACTTCCCATAGCCAATCACCAGCAGTTAAAGCAGCAGTAGTAGCGGCAGGAACAGTGACTCTCCAACCTTCACCTTCTGTTGTAGCTGTTATTGTTGCGCCAACTGAAACCCTTGATCGTGCATACCACTTCAAGGTATAAGCAGTACTAGAAATTGTTAGATCAGGATGCTCCGTCCACGAAGGGACATCAAAAGCAATAGTGTTCCCAGTAAAAATAAGATCAGGAACAAGAATAGTAGGAAGATTAGTCACCAGCTATTAACAAAGGATGGGTTAGATTTTTTAAGTTGACGTTGTGGAGGTCTATATGGAGATTCTACTGGTTTATTTCCAATTAAATCATCTTTACCTGCATTTTTTAAAGCTTGATCGCGCCTATTTTCAAGTTGTTTCCATATAGTTCGACGGTCATAGATCTGATAAAGACGCTGCAAACTAGCATATGCGTACACCATTTCATCTAAAGCTTCATTCCTTACACCACTCTTTTTCATCCAAACACGATCTGCTTGATAGCCATTTTTACTTTTACGCACCTCACGTTCTGCTGTTAATTCCTCAAAGTAATCACTGGTGATTGTCGGATAAAAATGCAGGTATCCTTGCC